CCGTTGGCACCGCTGTTTGAGTGGTAGGCCCAATCAGACCAAGGGCCTCCAACTGAGCAAGCAGTATTGCGAAATCTTCAGGACTCAATCCGCCAACAGGAACTCCCCCCGTTGGAATGGGTGGTCGCTGTGTTACCATCTACCTGAAGCCTCGTTGAGACAGCGGCTGTCGTCTCCGTGGTGTTGGCCGACCCCGCACAGAGGGCGTGACCCCCCTAGAGGCACGGGCAAAGTCGCCTCCAGACCGATCTACCCTTCCTAGCGCAGCCTCCAGCAAACCCAGGGAACCGGTCCCTGTTTGCGATAACTGTCCAAGCGTTGGCTGAGAACCAAAGAACTTGGCACCACTCTCGACGGTCTCAGGCACCGCAAACCCCACCTGCTCCAGCCCTGCGACAAATGGGTTGCTAACATTTCTTAGAGATTCCCCAGCAAACTCCGGTAACTGGCCCAGTAGTTGCTGCGCCAGAAAATTCAGCGGGTTGCGTGCCGCACTGGATGCAAAGGCCGCACGCTGTCCCGCTTGGATTTCATCAAGTTTTGCTTGCTCTGCTAGGCTCTGTAACTCCGCGTTGGTCGCAAGAAGTTGTGCCCGTTCCTGGGCACGCTGGGCTTCCCGCTCGGGAACTCCAGCAAGAAGCCTGCGCCGCCCAGTTGCATCAGCCCCGGCGCGTGCCCCTTGACGTAGTTTGTTTTCCCTCTCCAGATCAGCACGCTCGATCTCGGCAATACGACGTATATTGGTACTAATATCACGGAGGTTTTGCTCCCTAGTTTCCAAGAACCCGGTCCTCTCATCGGCGCGCACTCCCGAGATGCCGGTTAGGGCCTCCGCCAGATCTGCTAAGGAGTCTTGTTGCTGGGGACCTGCTCCAGCGGCACCCAAGGAACTGGTTAATCCGCCTAGCCCAGCATCCGGCGCTACTTGGCTGCCAGCAGCAGGAATTCTTGCCGCCTGACTAACTGGGTCCTCACCCAACTGCCGGAATGCCATGCCCTGCCGCTCAGAAATGGCGCGCTGACTGGCCCCAGCACCAGTGCCCAAGCCCCGTGGGTTGGCAACCCTCTGTCCAGCACGCGGACCCAAATTGCGCATCAACGAAATAATACCCAAGGCATCTTGCTCGGTGATGTTGCCCGCCGCACGCTGCGCGGCAACACTAGACGCTCCGCCTGGGGCGAGTTGTTCGGCCAAGAAGGCAAGGTCGGGCCGCTCATCGGGCCTAGCAAATATACCACCGCCAGCGCCGGGCCGACCAAAGGTTATCTGTTCCTGACGCTCTCGTAAGTCTCTCTCCGCAGGAGTTTCCAGGGGAGGCGGTGGAGCCAATACGCTTAGTACATCCAAACCCAATTGCGGCGGGAGTACCCCCGAGCGGACCAACTCATTAATATCCAAGCCCTGCTCTTGAATGATCCGAGCGATTTGCTCGGGGGTCATTCCTTCCCCCAATTGGGGCAATCCGGGGGGCGCTGCAACGTCGGGCATATTAGCGACAATGCCCAAGTAATCAGCAAAACTGAATTGACCTTCACCGACAGCCTGGAGCACATCATTGGGGTCATCGAACTTTTGAGATATAAAAGCGTGTTGCTCAGGAGTAAGACGAGCCGCCTCCGCCCCTTCGGGGGTTCCCTGAATGGCATAAATCCTTTTCAGGTCCCCAAGTTTCAGCGCCCCCTCTTTGAAGCTGTCCAGAATCTCCTTAGGGCTCAGGGCCTGCGCCCACTGCCCGTAATTGATCCCAGGAGTCGTCTCTAACGCTTCCGGGATCATCTCAAACAATATAGCAGCATCACCCGACGTGAGATTGCCGGCACTAATCTCCTCAGCAATTGCCTCAACGGTTGGGTATGCCTTTGCCAAGGCCGTATAGTCTGCCTTGGGCGTTAAAGCGAGCGGTTCCTGCTCACGCATCAGTGACATGATACGTTGGCTATCGGCGATTGTTATGGCGTCTTGCGCAAGCAGATCGCTGATCCCAGCGAACGTGATGGTTTTAGCTACGATCTCGTGAGGGAACCCCACCGTGATCTGGCTTAATGGTGGCGGTTCTGCTCTAAGCCTAGCCACCTCTTGTAGAATAATGTTAGTATCACCAGCACGCAGGAACCCAGTCTTGAAACCTGCAAGAACATCGTCAGAGTCTTCGAAGGACCGGGCAAGGGCAAGATGATCCATGCCCGGAGTGAGAATCGACTCCTTCTTCTCGACAGGCATGAGGAGGAGAATACGACGGGCATCGGTAGCCGTGTAGATTTTCCCAACCAGCTTAGCAACGGCGTCCGCGTCTTCCAGCCTGATGGCCAAGTCCCGATGGTCAACATCAGGGGACAGTTCTTGTTCAGTGATTGGCCTTTCGAGACGCAGAATGAGTCTTTGCGCGTCATCGGGTCTAAGGATTTGGCCGACCGCACGCCGAATCTCTTCGGCGGTGGGCAAAAACAGGAGCCAGGTGTCGTAGTCTTCCGGCCTTATCGGCGGGATTAGCTTGGGATCGACGAAGTCTGATCCGCCTACTACCCCCACAGGCCCGATTGGTGTAACTGGCGGTGGAGTCACAGTAGCTCCTCGGGCATCTGCATACCAGCCAGAAAGGTATCCAGCGACAGGTTATGCACGGTAGTCGTTTCCGATGCCCTAGTACGCGGGGCAGGTGGCCCCAAGACAATGCTGGACACTTGAGCTTGCTGCTCCAGAAACATCTTCATCGCCAAGTCTATCGGCGCTTGCACCCGATTGATGTCATTAGGATGACTGGGCATAGCTACCTCCGAACCGTTTGCCCAGAAGGAACCCCTTGAGCCCCGCCAGGCGCACCACCAAGCAGGCTTCCCAGTGAGTCAAGCCCACCCAGGCCCTGCGGGAACACGCTGGGCTGTCCCTGCTGGCTGGCCACCCGGCCCCGCTGGATATTGGCCTCTCCCGGACGTTGCAACTGAGACCCGCCCAAGTTCTGGCTACCCGGATTGGTTCCAGGCGTTAGGTTGCCTAGACTGGGAGAAACCGCCTGTTGCAGTTGCCCACCAAGGTTCAGTTGCTGGAGAAGGGCTTGGGTCTGAGCCATGATGAACTCCGGAGTGTTGAGCAACTGCTCCGCCCGTATCTGCATCTGCTCTTCCAAGGGGTTGATAACCCCGGAACGGCGCATCGCCTCATAGAGACTGAGTATTCCCGCTTGGTGGAGCCGCATGGCCAGAATGCCCTCGCGCTCACGTTCTTCAGGGGCTTCGGCCTTGACCATGACCCTGTTTTCGTACAGATTTTTAATATCGTCCGGCTCTATCGACTGGTCGAAGTTATGAATCTCGGTTCGGGCGTGTACCGTAATCCGCCCCTTGATCTTATTCTCCACCAACCGAGCGAACTTGCTGTTTACATCCTCGATAGCATGTCTGAGACCATCGGCCACACCTTGGAATTTAAGGCGTCCCATTCCTGCCATAACACTGATAGCAAAACCAGCACTAACGCCACGAGGACGCATCCCGCGTACCACGTTTGGGAAAGTAACTTGTTCGATGTAGTTTTGAACTCTCGCAAGTTGGTCTCCTAAGTCCTGGGGCATTTGGACCATCGGCGACGCTTCCACCGTGACATTTGTGGGCACCACGTTCTTGCCACCAAAAAGCTCGTATTCTTCCGCTGTTTTGGTGGCTATCTGCTCGGAACCATGAAAGTCCAATGTTCGGTAGGAGTTAATCCGCACCAACGCGCCCATCTGGGTCATCAGACGGGCTTCTTCATCCAGCAGGCTATGGGCATGGTGCAGGATGCCCTTGTAACGCTCCTGGGGAGGCCCGTCGGCAAAGGTATGGCTCATCACCGGCAGAATCGGCGTGAAGGGCATATAGCCGTAGCCGTGGCGTCCCTGCAAGACCAGTTTCTTGTCCACCATGTAGCAGACCCACTCTTCATCCCAATACATACAGAACGAAGACATCGCCTGCCCGCCAGCATCCAAAGCCCAAGACGGATAGCGCCGCGCCAAGTCCTTGGTGGGCATCTCGTACCATTCTATCGCCCACCTTGGTCTATCAGACCTTGAGTCGTCCCACATCAAGTTTGTTGGCTTAATGACATCAACCGATATGGGGAAGGAGATACATCGCAGGTCCTGGAAGTCAGCGATGGCCTGACGGTAGCCAGCATCGTCGCCCTCGAAATCCGCCAACATAGGCGCATCGGGCCACTTTTCCGCCGCGAACATGGTGCGGAGCCAGCCGATACCGTAAAGGAAGGACTGGTCTACCGCCGTCCGCAGCACTGGGTCTTTGATAGAGAGCCAAACGCCTTGATAGAACTTCTTGATGCGCTCGGCCCGCGCCCGCGCCCGTGGCGGAGAGGGCACATCTATGGACAGGTTATTCACATCGACGTGGTCCGTCGCTGTCTGAACGATGGAATAGGCTGTTGCAGGCCAGACTGGGTCCACACCCTCGGGGTGCGGAATGGCCTTGGTCCCCAGAACGTAGGCTTCCTCGTTACGGCACTGAGCATAGAACGGCTCGAAATACCGCCTTCCCTCTTGGAAAAGGTTCAGTAATTCGTCCTCGGTGGGGGCGATGTCCTTGGACGCCTCGGTTTCCCAGTAGCCTGGGACCCAAAGACCCGCTTCCCTATCTTGAGTTACTAGGACCATACAATTCCCTATACAATCCCCGCTGCTTCCTGACGCGCCTTGGTTCGCTCAAGGATGCCTTGACGTACCATTCTAGCACCATTGGTGTGGTAAGCGGTACGGCCCTGGTTCACTTCTGCCTGGGTGGGAGCGTACCGGGCATTGTGGACGACTCGTCTAGCTTCAACGAGGCTTGGCGGGTCAATACAAGCGGTAAGGGCAAGGGCCAACGCAAAGACTTCATCGTCGTGTTCGCCAGACGGAGCTTCAGGCCGGAACTTCCCGGAAGCAAGTCTAACGAACTGAAATGCACGTAATTCGCGCAACAATGGCCGGATTTCGGGGAAAGAGACATTCTTTCTCTCCATGGAGATAGCCAAGTTCTGGAGGAGCGGTTCCCGGCTGGTCCACGTTATCTGAAACGGCTCCACGGGGAGACCAGCGTCGATAAGCTCGTTGGCGAACATATCGCCGCCCATGCCAGTGGCGTCCACCACCAGCCGCTGGATGCCCCACTCGTGGCAGACGCGAATCATCTGCTCCCGTTGGAGTATCCAGTCAGTACCCTGATCCCACGATATGTGATGTACCACTCGTCGCTCAGCGCTCTCCATGATAGTAAGCACCGAGGCATCCAACTTCCTGCCCAAGTCAAGACCGGCGACGTAAGCCACTCCGGGTAAGGGACCCGGGAGCTCATCCCCCCAGATACATGCACTAATGTTGGTGAAGTAGCCGCCGTCTTCTGAGAATTCAGCAAGGTACATCCTC